GGTGGTTTGCTTAATCCAGAACAATCAGCTCGCTTCCTAGACTACATGTTCGACGCAACCGTAATTGGTAAGGTCGCACGTACTGTCCGAATGAGAGCAGATACAACTGAGATTGATCGTATGTCAGTTGGTGAGAGACTTATGACTCTTGCTACTGAAGGAGATAACACTGGTGCAAACGCAGCAGTAACATTCTCTAAGATCTCTCTTACAACAAAGAAACTTCGCTTGGATTGGGAACTTTCAACTGAGTCTCTTGAAGACAACATTGAAGGCGCTGATCTAGAAGATCATATTGCCCGTATGATGGCAACACAAGCAGGTAACGATATTGAAGACCTAGTCCTCAATGGAGATACAGCTAGTGGTACAACTTTCCTAACTGCATTTGACGGTGTAGTAAAGAAGGCAAAGACATCTGGACGTGTTGTTGACGCAGCAGGTGCAGAAGTATCTCGTGCAGTATTCAATTCAGCACTTAAGGCTATGCCACGTAAGTACAAGCAACGTCGTAACGACCTTCGCTTCCTTGCAGGTTCTAACCTAATCCAGGATTTCTTGTACAAGAACAGCATTACTGCTGGTACAGCAAATCCAGAAGATATCGCTTCAAGCGTTATCCGTGGACAGCAAGTAGCACTTGGTGGTCCAGCAGGATTCGTAGCACCATTCGCATTCGGTATTCCGATTGTTGAAGTGCCACTTCTTCCTGAAACACAGACTGGTACACACACAGGAGCATCAGGTTCACACGGTGATATCCACTTGACATTCCCAAATAACGTAGTTATTGGTATCAAGCGTGATGTAACTGTATACCGATTCTTCTGGCCAAAGAAGGACAGCATTGAATATACAATGTTTACTCGTGTTGGCACACAGATCGAGCAGGCAGACTGCTGGGTAGTTGTGAAGAACGTTAAGGTCGCTTCCTAATAAATAGGATTTAGATCTGCTGAAAAGCCCCTAAATTAAATTTTGGGGGCTTTTCCTTTTAATTTAACAATGCTATAATTAAATAACCTACAAAAGGAGAAATTAATGTCATTTGATACATTAAAAGTTGCAGAGCTTAAGCAAATAGCAGAAGATTTTGCAGTTGATATTCAAGGACTCGGCGGTAAAAAAGATATTATAGCTGCCTTGTCAGAAGAAGGCGTAACCTGGGCTATCTATAAGAAAGCCAAAGGAATAGAGGAAGAAGAAAAAGAAATGAATGAAACTTTACCAAAGGCGGCACCAAAAGTAGTAAATAAAGAAGACATGGTTCTTGTTAAAATGACTCGTGCTAATTTTACATATGAAATTATTGGTCATCGTTTTACAAAAGAACATCCATTTGTTGCTATGGACAAAGATACAGCCCAAGCAATTTTTGATAAGGAGGAAGGCTTTGTATTAGCAACTCCAGCAGAAGTGCAGGAGTTCTACAACTAGGCCAATTAAATGGCAGAGGTATATAAAAATAGTTACGCACCAGCTAAAACAAAAATATTCTGGGGCGGTCAAATAGTAGATGCTGACGGATCAGTACTTGTAGATATCTATGATATAACACAAGACCCAGCAGTAGTACCATCAATAAGTCCGTCTACTCCAATATCATCTAATCTTGTTGCTACAAAATCAGAAGTAGATCCTGGATCATACGAAATAAATATACCTTATGCATTAACTGACAGAAACAAGAATCTTAAATTAAAATGGAAATATACAGTCGGCGCCACAGGTGCTAGTCATGATACATTTGTAGATGTTGTAACCCCTTATGCATCATTAGCAGAAGCAGTAGAAGATTTAGGCATAGCTACAGATCCATCTGATCCAAATTATAAGTCATACCATGAATTAGTTATGGCAGAAAAGTATGCAAGAAAAGTAATTGAAAATCATACTGGACAAAACTTTTATTTATACGATGATGTTCAAATAGCTTATGGATCTGGATCAGACATACTTCCGCTTCCATTTAAATTAGATACATTACATGAATTATATGGAAATGATTTGCTAT